AATACCCGCACCTCGGTTAACTGATGTTACTGAACCTGCAGTTGTTGTTGCATATAATTCATTAAAGTTTTGTTGTACTTTTTGGAATGCCGTTCTGATAGCATCTGCATCCGGATCATCTGGAAAGCTTCCAAAGTCTATGTTTTGTTGAGCCATATCTATATTACCTTATCTAGTATTTATCGTTTTTTAACAAACGGGTGCCCAAAAAAATACCCGACTATTGCCGGGTACTTTTGACTAGTATTGATTACTTAATACCAGCTAGTTTTTTCCAATCATTAACTGATTCGTTTGTGTTGTAACCCATACGATCATTTTGACCAGCGATAACAGGTTGTGTTGTTTGACCTGTTGATTTTTGTTTGTTTAAACCACCAGAAATAACTTTAGTCATAAAGTCAATATCAGTTTCAAACTGGTCGTCATCACTATTAGCATATGATTCGTCTAAATCTTCTTCAGCTTCATCTTCTACGTCAGCTATTTCTACACCAGCATTACCAGCTGAACTAGCTTCGCCACCGTCTCCGCCTTCATCAACTTGTTCTTCGTTGTTATCGGCAGCTTGTGCTAAGGCAGCATCACGTACAGCGTCACTGTTTTCTTCGTTAGCTTCGTCATTATTGTTTGGATTGATTTCTTCAGCCACTTCGTATTCACGTTGGTCAACTGTTTCATCTTCTTCAACTGAATCACCGCAACCACATGATGATTCACCACATGTTTCGCAAGCTTCTTCTTCAGCACCGGCTTCTACTGGTGCTTCTCCGCCTTCTTCTTCATAGTCACCGGCTGCAACTGCAGGACCTTGACCAGACATTTTACGGATCAATGATAACATATCATCATGGTCATCAACTACTGCGATATCAGCAGGAGCTTCTTCACCATCAACTGCAACGCTCATTGGTTGTGAACCAGTGCTAGACACAGCTTGTTCATCACCACCAAACAATCCTAAACCAGCTTGTTTGATAATACTTAGCAATTGGTCTGCTTCAGCATCTTGTGCGTTAACACTTACTGAATCAGGTTGTCCTTGTTGACCTTTGCTGATACTAACTGTCATACCTTCAGTAACTTCTTCACCTTCCAACAACGCATTTAGTTGCTTATCTAGTGATTCAAAAGCGAATGGACTTTCTTCAATATTACTTGTATCTTTGAAAGTTTTGCCACCTAATGTGAACTTATCTCCTTGTGGAGTTGATTTCAACTTACCGGTAAATGCATTACCTTCTTCCATGTCATCTTCCATTGTTGGCATTGCTTGACTTGCCATACCAGGAACTGTTGCAGCCGGCATTGTACCTGTTTCACCAACATAACCTTGAATTGGCATTTGACCATAGCACTCATCTAAACCTTCTTTGTATCCATCGTGGTATGAACGTGCTTCGCCCATATCATCATATGTGCAGTTATAGCCTTGTTTACCCAATGCATGTGCTTTACCCGCATGACGTGCGGCTTTAATTCTATGATCCATACCTTCTTTAACTTTCTTTTTGTCTGTTGCGGCTTTTTTCATTGATTCTTTTTTATTGCCATCTTTATCTAAATCTAAGAAATCTGGCTTTTTACCTTCACCGATAGGGCTTAAGTTGCTATCGTTAGGAGGCATATCACCTTCATTTGTTTTGCGTAGTTTAGCTAATACAGCACCTGCAACACGTTCGCCGGCTGCTTTAGAACCATAACGCTTGCCTGCATCAGTTGCAATCTTTGAAAATGCTTTGCCTGGCTTACCAATGTCTTTACCAGCACGTGCTTTCTTAGCACTGTAATCGCCGTCTTCTGCCATTGCTTGATCAGGCATCAATGTCATTTCACCCTTGCCAATAGATTGTTTAATCTGTTGTGCTAGTTGTGGGTTGTCAACTGTACCTAAAGTCTTGTTACCTTGTTGAATAACTTGTGTATTCTTTTGTGGTTGACCTGCAACCGGAGGCTGACCTGGTTTTTGACCAATCGATGATTGACCGGGCATTTTAGGCATTTGACTTGCTGGTTTGATTTGAATCTGTTCAGCTTCGGCAAGCATTTCCTGATCGATAGCATCAAAGTATTCTTTCAAGCTATGCTTAGTAGTTTTCTTTTTGTCCCACTTAGGTAACTTAACATCTTTACCTGTAGCACCGAAAGCACTGAAGTCATACTTCTTATCTTCGCCAGAAGATTGTGTAGCTTTCTTTGGACGACCACGACCTTTTTTCTCGGCACTAGTATCTTTTACTTTGTTGCCTTCTTCATCTTCGTCATCTTTACGACCATAGCCACCTGGTTCAGCAGTATGCTTTAATCCAGTTTTTGTTTTCTCAGTAGCTTCGTTCAACTGGTCTAATTGTGATAATAAACTTTTGAAATCCATTTTATATGTTCCTTTTTATTTTGATACGCTAGCGCCAGTTGCTGGCTTTGGTGCACGTTTGATTGTACTCATTGGACTCTTATCGCCCATTTTGTCGTCATCCAGATATGGCTTGAATGGATCAAACGCATTAGGAGTCTTTTGTCCTGCATAAGGGATATCAATAGTTGAACCCTTCATTTGGTCTTTGATACTAGTTAGATAGCTATCGCCATAAGCTTTAGCGGCTTCTTTAGCACCAGGTTGTTCTTCTAACTCAGTATGTAATAATACTGGAGTATGGTCAGCTTCATTGGCGTAACCTGCTGCCTCACTATTAATACTGTCATCATAATCAGTAGTGATAACACGTACCATATTGACATTGTATCCTAGAAGTTGAGCAATCTGCTGAATCATTGGTTCAGTTGCTGGATATCTAAAGTCTGCTTTAATAATAGTTACAGATTGATTTGCTAGATTAGGAAATCCATAAGGATCTTTCTGAATAGGTGTACTTGTTGGATCACTAATTCTTATAGGATCAAACTTGTTTAGATTGTACTTAAACATATCTATAAAGTTTTTGTCAACGTCACCAGCAATCTTTATAGTATATTTGTAACTTTTAAGACTTTCGGTTATGTATTGTTTTAGGCTTTTCATTTCGTTATTCCTGTATTATGTATTTATCATTGTTCATTTGTTTTAGCAGCCAACATCTTTAACAACTCATTACGGTCTAATGCTTTGCCTTCTCCGACAGGAGTATTCTCTATTTCTTCAGTTTTGCCTGCTAACTTTTGATCCAAACTTGCTTTTTTAAGCTGTAAATCAATCATTTTTAGCTTTTTATTAAGCTTTGCAGTCTTGGCTGTAATAGCATGTCCTAGCATATTACTAGCAACACTAAAGATTTCGCTACTGAATCTACTATCTACTTGCATACCCAAATCACTTAAGTCTTTAAAGCTATCTACAGCCATTTGTGCTAGATCGTCTAGCTCACTATCACTTGCTTCTAATCCCTTAACTTGTGGTAATGCTTGGTCAATCTTTTCTAATGCACTAAGTGCATCAGTTGTTATTTCACTTGCATTTTCTGGAATAGGTATGCTCAAGCTATCTATTTCATCTTGCGGAAGTTCAAACAGTTCTTGGAGTTTTTTTGTCATATGTTATTTATTCGGTCTCTGTTGTCCAAAATGTATTTTACTCTATCCCATGAGATTTGTAGTTTAATAGATATCTGTCTAATATTTGTACCATTATCCGCTAATTCAAACACTTGAGGGAATAAGTGTTTGTTCTTGTTAAGATATGTCGCAAACATCTGTTCTCTTTTTTCATCAGACCAATTAGATCCTTTTCTATTTTCCGCAGCCTTCAAACAATTATTAAGCCTATTTTCTAATGCTTTTTCTGTCCAGTTTTTACTTTTCATTTTTTCTATTGAATCAGGTCTATGCTTTCTACCTTTGACACTAGTTGGTCCTCGTTTATCAATACTCAATTGATGTTTTATTCTATTGACAGGATTTGCAAATGGATGATTTTGTTTCATTCTGTGTGAATGAGTTTCTGCAAATAATTTTCTTTCATATTCATATAGTTTACTTGAAGGTTTATATCGCTGATGTAATTTATTATATGCATTAGATAACATGTGCAATGCATAAACCATCTTATGTCTATTATTATCTATTAACATTTTAGTTAACAGCAAATGACAAATAAAATGTTCTCTGGCAGTCAATACTACAATATTAGATTTATCATTTTTACCACCCAGTGTTCTAGGAACGATGTGGTGTTTTTCAGTATAGCCTTCGCTAGTTCGTTCTTTTGCTTTAGCAATAATAGAAAAGTACCAAGAGGTGTATTTGTTTTGAAGAAATAGCATATAAGCTCCTATATACTATTTATGCCTTTCCGTTCCTGAACAAATCATCTTCAGTTATAACTCTAAAGATATAACCGTGCTGTTTGCAATAGGCCATTGCGGCTTGCCATTTAGCATGATTTATTGCTACTACCATTCTATCTTTGGCGTTAGCAACTTTACTTTCTATAATACTTTGTTTCTTGGGTTTAATCTCAACTACTTCAGCTACCTTCTTCCCGTGTTTATTTTCATAAACTACAAAAAAGTCAGGGATATAGTTTTTGGGCTGTCCAGTAAAAGGATTACGATAGGGTACACTTATAGCTTCACTAGCCCAATATAATACATTTTTGTTATTATCACAAAAATTCATAAATGTAAGTTCCCACCCACTACGATATCTAGGAGTATGTTTACCTACATATTTTTGAGCATTCTTTGGAGTGAATGTACCTTGAGCAAACTTTGCCATGATTATTGCACGATGTTACGTGCTACAGGTTGATTTGATTGTGGTATTGTACTAACTCCATACAAACTAGTTTTTGATTTAAAACTGTTTAAGTAATATGATATTACTTGATTCATTTGTAGTTTGTTAGTACCTTGAATTTGTCCTAATAAATCTAAGACAGGGATACCTGTCTCTTGTGATATTCTGAATAAGAATGCAGTAAAATTACCTGCGATTGCTCTAGTAGCACATACTGATTTAAAATAACTGTTAACAATATCAAACTCATTGCCGTTAACTATCATATTAAATGAATAGAAGTCATCAAATATTTTAACTGTTAAATCAGTTGAGTTGCGTTCATCTATAATTCTTGCCATATTATGTTCCTATATTAGTTATTTATAGGAGGAGGAGTTACTGCTCTACCATTTGGTGTTTGATTTGGATTAGGAGTAGATCCATATATAAGAGTATTGAACAATACATTTCTACCAGTATTGTTTAATGGGTTCATCAATGCATTAGTAATACCGGTAGTTACTTCACTCTTAATAGCTTGTTTCAAATCCATATTTTTAAGAGTATTGTAAGTTGTACCTGCTTTTTGTATAGCACCCAATATACTTGTATTGGGTCCTGATAAATCTTCAATAACACCACCGACACCATCAACTAAACCACCTTGACCTAGAATACTAGATTGACTACCGGGTCTAGTGAT